ATGTCGTCAGCGTATCGCTTTAATGTTTCTTCTACCATTTGTTGTTCCCCCATCTCTCTGAAGTATAACCGTCTATGTAGCCTAAGATGTATCCGAGTATTACGCTGCATAAGATGGTGATGAATATCACGATTGCAGTAACCATCACTCATCTCCCTTTAGTGCGGCACGGTTTTTATACACGATCACAAAATCTTTATGCGCAACACCCCGACTATCCAAAACAAAATCTATTTGCTGTTCTTTCTCTAATGCTTCCCGCAACCGCTCAATCTCTGCTGAGCATGACTCAATCTGCGTCTGCAATTCGGCGTTTTGATCTATTTTTGCAATATGCCAACCGCGCAGTTGCTCACATTCTTTTTCAAGAGTGTCGATCAACTTCTCTTGCGTCCAATCTTTTACCATCTGTATCTCTTTGTCATATATTCCCATCACTCATCTCCCTTTAGTGCGGTTTCGATATAATCTTGCAGTAAGTACCTTAACCGTTCTACAATATCCATCACTCGTACCTCTTCTTAAACTTTAAAACTTTACGACCATAATCAGAACAGTATCGCGGTGCATACAAGCCTTGATTGTATAACGTGTACGCCACGCAATTGTCTCCAACCTTATCGATTGCGAGCTTCAAATATTTGACGCCCGCCTCGATCTCGTCATCGCAGTTTCGAAACGGCCACCGCACACTAACCTCTTTTGCTGCGCCTCTCTGAACCTGCATGATGCCCTGCGAAGCACCGTTCTTCGCGCCGCACCTTACTCCACTTTCAACCTCCGCCACCGCGTACACTGTTGCGGGATCGACGCCGTACTTATTTGCAATTCGCGTCAGTGAATCACCGACATCGGATGCGCTCGTAGATGTGGCAAAAGCCACCGACAAGCAGATGATGATAAATCTCATTCATCTCAGTCCTTCTCCTATTTCGGGGCAGCTATTTTGGCACGGTCAATATTATTTTACAAACACCGAATGTGCCAATAAAACGAGCAAAAGCAGCGAAAAACACCAAAAGATCATTTCAATTTGTACCTTTTGACCAAAATTTTGCGTTTTGGGTGTGTTGTTTCCTCAAGCACGGCACGACCACTTTCGAGCATTTCATCGAGGCATTTCTGAATGTCTTCCTTTTTCTGCGGGCGAAGCTTGTTGCAAATCACGCCGAATGTCTCGCCATCTTCACGCGACAGCAAGCTCTCGATGCGCTTGATCAGAGATGTCTTTGGCGCGCTCTTCTGCAAATCATTTCCCATCACGATACGAACCTTCGCATCGAGATCTCGGCGCACGAGAGCGTATGCCCAACGAACATGCTCGACATCGCGCAAGCCTGATGGCACGGCGAGGATGAAGGACACCTTTGCGATCTGCTCCTTCGAGCGCAGGAACAGTGACGACAGGCCTGAAATTTCAGCATGGTCTTCTGCTAGACCGTGCATGATATCCATCGCATGCCTCAGCATTTTTTCAGCATCTGAGCTTGTCGCGATTGAAATGCGATCACCGCGATTTTCAATCTTGTCTTCCGTCATGTCGCAATGACCTGCGGAATATAAATTGAGAACGGCGAGCTTCAGCCTTTCGGGCAGCTTTGTCTTCTTGAAATTTTCCTTCTCAGGCGGAACGTCGTTCATCTCGTTGAATATCAGCGAGCGACCGATGAAGCCGTTTGCGGCAGCCTCGAACGTCAAGAGCTTGTTGAACGTGATGCCGGTGGTATAGCCAATAACAGACAGAAACGGGCGCTCAAGACCATTGTCGAGAGAGCGATACGATACCTCGAGATCAGCGCGCTTTTTCTTGTCACGCTCGTTCTCACCGTTTTCATTCATGCGTCGCTCGACCTGCGAGATCTCTTGCAGGACACCGCGCTTCACTTCTTCGCGCACGTCACCGCCAAGACCCATAAAACCATTTGCCTTCGAGTAAGCAGACATCAAGATGCCGATCACGCCTTCGAGGTACGACGCACCCCCGCGCGTCTGCGCGTTCTGAATCTTTTGCAGCATGATGCCAACTTCGTCGATCATGTAGAAAGCTGCCTGATGACGGATCAGATTGCGTATGACTTCCTGCTCTGATTTGATTGTCGAGTGGACAGCCTTGCTGAGGCCGACAGCGCGCATGATCTCGCCTGCTGCCTGCTGAATGCCTTCCTTGCCTGTGCCCGAACCTGCAACGCAGAAAGCAAAGATGTTGCTTGTGACATCGCCAAGATCGTCTTCATAGCGCAGGCCGATCACATTGCCGATTGTGTTGATTGCGGACGCGACAGCGAGATGCTCGCGCTTGTACCGGCAATTGCTTTCAATCCACGCAGCAACCTCTCCAACAAATCCAGGAGGTCTTGTGAGATCGATGTTTGTCGTGTCGATTTCGTTTGTTTGGTACTCGATAAAATCTTCGAGCTTTTCGTTTGGTTGAAACGTGATAGGGCGCATCCAACCGTTCATCTCGGCATAATAGATCATTGTGCCAAGCGTAACAGGGTTCGCGCTCTTGCCGAAGCTGTGCCACTTTTTCTGCATGTCGCCTTCGTCGTGTTTCGACGACGTCGAGGACCATACACGCCAAAGCTCATATGCCTCGCCATGCGACGCGTGGTGAAGCGCCATGCCAATGCGGATCCAAATCTCGTAATCAAGATCGTTATTCGGAATGTAATTCAGCATATCCGAGAGCTCGGCTTTCGACACGTCGACCGTCGCGCCGTCTATGCTCGCGCGATATCTGTTGGGCTTCGCAAGGCCGTCCAAAATGTCTTGAGGCACGTCATCGATATCGGACGGCGAACCATAAATCGTTTGATAAACGCTGCCGCTGACGTGTTTGGAATCGGGGCCGACGACAAAGCCCGAGGACTTGAAGTCGATGCCTTTATACGCGGGGTGATGCTGCACGAGAGCCTGCCCCTCGTCGCATTTGAAATAGATGTGGCGAGATCCGCCACCTGAACCTGTAGCTACAATCAGGCCTGCGCCCGTAATGGCGGGCACGTCTTCTGCAAGGCGCCCGAATGATTCGACGCCACCATTGCGGGCATCGACGTCGACCACCAACAGACCGCGCACGAGGACGCCGAAGCCCGAATCAAACTGACCCGTCTCTTCCATGACCTCGAGCTGCTCTTCAGACCAATGCGGCGTGTGCTGCCAATTCGATACGAGCGGATGTTTACCGGCGGCACCGCATTGCTTGTTTCCACAACCGCACGACCCGTCAGGGTTGATTGGATGAAGCCCAAAAACGCGATAGCCCGCCTCCCAAAAAGCGCGGTGTGACATTATTGATTTCCAAACAAATAATCAGCGAGGGTTTCGAGCGTTTCGATGGCAGGCTTTTTATTCTTGCCATTTGCAATGCTGCGGATCGTATTTTCATGCAACAGAACATTTTTCGCCACTTTGGCGAAAGAGCGGTCAGCCAAGGCGGCAACCACTTTTCCTAACAGTTCGTCATATTGCTTTTGAAGGATGCGATCCACTTTTCTATACCATTCTGTGCCATAGCTACATCGTGCTGTTGACATCATCACCTGCTGCCCCTAATGTCAACCCCGTAGTGAAACGAAGAGGAGTTGCCAATGGGCATTCTTGATAAGGTAAGCAAGCCTGTAGACAGGCCGATTATCGCCACAATCTGTGGCGACAGCGGGATGGGTAAGACGACACTCGCCTGCACATTTCCAAACCCGATTGTGATTCGCGGCGAAGACGGTCTTCAGTCTATCCCTGCGAAATTGCGACCAGACGCTTTTCCGGTCGTCAATGACCCGAGCGAGCTTTGGGATCAGTTGAAGGGTCTCGTCATGGAACCCCATGACTATAAGACACTGATCATCGACAGCATCACGGCCCTCGAGCGCATGTTCATTCAGAACATCGTAGAGACGGACCCGAAGCAGCCGAAGGGTATTCAGCAGGCTCTGGGTGGCTATGGCAACGGTCGCGAAGCGGTCGCTGCAATGCATATGCGTATCCGTAAGGCCGCGAGCCTGCTCGCCGACAAGCGCGGCATGCATGTGGTCTTCATTGCTCACGCCGATACTGAAAAGGTCGAGCCGCCGGACGATGAGGCTTACACGCGATGGACGCTTCGCCTGCACCAGAAGAGCATGCCGTCATATGTCGACGACGTGGATCTTGTGGGCTTCCTGAAGCTCGAGACGTTTACGACAGGAGACGGTGACAAGAAAAAAGCGATCTCTGATGGTTCGCGCATTCTTGTGACGCACGCTGTTGCATCGAACGTGTCTAAAAACCGTTTCGGCATCAGCGAATCTATTCCCGTAATCGTTGGCGAAAACCCGCTTGCGAAATTTATCCCCGTACTTGACCTCGCCCTTGCGGCAAAAACTGTGAAGAAGGAAATTGTTAATCATGGCTAATTTTTGGGATCTCTCGACAGGTGAAGACATCACCTCGGTTGGCACGTCGTTTGAAGCTGGTGGTGGTTCTATTGAACCAGTGCCGAACGATACGACAGCCCTCGCGATCATCGATGAGGCAAAGTGGGACGAAGACCGTGACGGGAACCGTTACATCAGCCTGCGTTGGTCTGTCCTTACGCCTCAAGAGTACAAGAACCGCAAGGTGTTTCATAAGTTGTGGGTCGAAGATGCAAAGCCAATGCAAAAGGATCCAGAAAAATATCGCGACAAGCAAATCAAGATGCTTGCCGCAATTGATAACAACGCAGGCGGAAAGCTTTCAGGTAGCGGCAAGCGCCCGACGGACGAGACGCTAGGCAATGCACTGACCAATAAACCGATGATGATCAAGATCATGACTTGGGAAGCTCAGAAGAGCGATGGCTCGATGGGCCGTGGTAATTGGATTGCCGCTGTAGCACCGCGTGGCGCACAATCTCAGGCAACGCCAATGGCGAAAAAGCCAGCTGCGCATGTTGAGGATGACGACGCTCCGTTCTGAGGGAGAATGAAGCGTTGACATAGGGAGGGGGATTAAGAGATTTGTCCTCCTCCCTTTTCTAAACACACGGCGGCGTGGAAGGAGTATATTATGCAATTATATAAAGTCGCGTTTCAAACGCATTATAAAGATATCATAGATTCAGGCACGATTCTGATTGTCGCGTCAAATCAAGATCATGCGGCAGAGCTTACAGTTCATCACTTACAATTGCCCGTATCGACAACTGTATTTGATGTTCAAAGGGTCAAAACTAATACCTACCAATTGACCCGAAAAGAGATTGAGAAAAAGCTTGATACTGGCAAAAGAGATGATGGCGAGCATCATGCGGACAGGCCTGTCGTGTTTAATCTTAAAGTTTCGGCTGAGATTAAAGCTGGACAAGAAGCAACAGCTTGGCGGACACTTGCCAAGTGCATCGAAGAACGTGCATCAGTGGTAAAACCTCTTGTGAATAACAAGATCAAAGATTTGGATATGCAGGCAGACCGACGAGAGTTTTCTCCAAGGCCTCCAGCGATCGAGAAACAATCAATATTTGTCGCGCCTAAATTTTTCCAAGGCGGCGCGGCGAGGGGTAAATAATGGAACAGCGTAGTGAAGAATGGTTTAAGGCTCGCAAGGGTCGCGTCACGGGCTCATCTGTCGGCGCGATCCTCGGCCTATCACCATTTAATAAACCCGCCGATGTCATGCGCCGCATGGTGCGTGACTATTACGGACTGCCTTCAGAATTCACCGGAAATGTAGCTACAGAATGGGGCACGCTCCATGAATCCGGCGCGATTGTCGAATATGAGATGTTAACCGGCAGGAATGTTGAGCCCGCCACGTTCGTTATGCACGAGGATTGGATTGGAGCGTCTCCTGACGGTTATGTTGGCGAGAACGGTTTGATCGAAGTGAAATGCCCGTTTGGACTGCGGCTCGAGTTTGCGCCGGTAAAGTTCAAATTGGCAAAGATGCAGCCTCATTACTTCGCGCAAATGCAAATTCAGATGCTCGCGACAAATCGAGAGTGGTGCGACTTTTGGCAATGGACGCCGAGCGACACGTCTCTCGAGCGAGTTAATCGAGATGACAAATATATCGAGACGGCTCTTAAAGGTCTTCGATATTTCTATGATGAATATTTAATCGAAAGAGAGAAGCCGGAGAAGTACTGCGATGGGGAAGCGAAGTGACTTCGAAAGGAAAACGCTCGACTATTACGCGACCCCTCTCGCCGCTGTCGGGCCACTTCTACCTCATCTCTTATCCGGAACTCGATTTTGCGAGCCTTGCGCAGGAGAGGGAGCCCTTATTGGACATCTTGAGAGAAGCGGGCACACCTGCGTCGCAGCATATGACGTTGTTCCGCGAACTGCAGGAATCAGGAGCGGAGACGCTAGTTTCATGCAGCGAGAGGACGTCGGAGGAGCCGATTTAATTATCACTAATCCGCCGTGGGATAGGCAGCCTCTGCATCAGATTATTGAAAGGTGCGCGTTATTGCTGCCGACTTGGCTGTTGTTCGACGCTGATTGGATGCACACCAAGCAGGCTCGACACCATCTCGAGATATGTCACAAGATCGTAGCCATCGGCAGGGTGAAATGGTTTGGAAACATAGCAGGTAAAGATAACTGTTGTTGGTATTTTTTCGATGCGAATAAAAAGTATGAAGGCACTATGTTTGAGGGAAGATGATGAGCGGTCAGTGTTTTGGTGGGGTAAATTGTGGCAAGACCTATGTACGAGACTGCAAGAGACAGAGAAAACGAGATCGCTGTGGCGGAAGCCTTATGCGAAAAGTGGGGCTATACATACATTAAGTTGAAGCCAAACTATGAGATCGATTTTGCTCTTCTCCAGTTTGACGATGTCAAAGCTTTGCTTGAGGTAAGATGCCGCAATTATTCTTATGACGAGCTTAATAAGCTTGGAGGAGTGATGATCGCATGCCACAAATGGATGGCATTTTTAAAATGGAAAAAAGAGCTGCCGCAGATCGGTCTTATCTTTGCTCTTCGATTGACAGATGGTATATATGCAATGATATCGAAATCAGGATATGCTTTGCAGAACCCAGACCCTCTCAAAATAAAATTGACAGGGGCGGCATATCCTAGAGATCGGTGGGACGTAGAACCTTTAATTTTAATTCCAATGAATATGTTCAGGAAAATAGTAGATGTTGAGACCATACCAACAGGAAGCGCATGACGAGATCGTGAAGTGGGTCCGTAAGCTCACGGAACCATGCATGATCGAAGCCGCAACGGGCGCGGGCAAGAGCCACATCATTGCGGCACTTGCTGAGACAATCCACAAGATGAGCGGTGGCAAGAAGATTCTTTGTCTCGCTCCAAGTGCCGAGCTCGTCATTCAGAACAGCGATAAATATAAGCTCACCGGCAGTCCGTTCTCAATCTACTCGGCGAGCGCGGGGCAGAAGCACTTGCGTCATCCGGTGGTCTTCGGGACGCCTCTGACAGTCCTCAATACGATTGAGAAATTCGGCGGCGAGTTCGCGATGGTGATCGTCGACGAGTGCCACGGCATTACGCCAACCGTCAAAGAGATCATTGCAACAATTGCAAGGAAGAACCCTAAGCTCCGCGTCGTAGGCATGACTGCGACGCCTTACCGGATGTTTGGAGGATACATTTTCCGCCAATGGCCGGACGGCAACCCTGTGAGCCAAAACCAAACTGCAGACCCATATTTTGCGGCATGCGTTTATCGCATAACTGCGCGCAGCCTGATCGATCAGGGATACCTGACGCCACCCGTCATCGGGCCGATCAATGGCGAGCATTACGATACGCTCGACATGAAGCTGAACGCGCGCGGGCAGTTTGACGCCGCCGACGTCGACCGTGCCTATGTGGGGCAGGGCCGCAAGACGGCTGCAATCATCGCTGACGTCGTCAGGCAGTCTGCTGCGAGGCAGGGCGTCATGATCTTCGCCGCGACCGTGCAGCATGCCAAGGAATGCCTTGAGAGCTTGCCGCCGGAGCTGTCGGCGCTCGTGACCGGCGAAACAAAGCAGAAGGAGCGCAAGGACATCATCGCGCGCTTCAAGGCCAAGAAGATCAAATACATCGTGAACGTGTCTGTTCTGACGACCGGCTTCGACGCCCCCCATGTGGACGTGATCGCGATGCTGCGCGCCACCGAATCGGTCGGGTTGCTTCAGCAGATCATTGGCCGTGGGCTGCGCCTAAGTGAAGGGAAAGCCGATTGCCTTGTCTTAGACTACGCTCAAAACATCGAGAGACACTGCCCTGACGGCGATATCTTCTCGCCGACCATTCGTGCCGGTCGCCAATCCGGAGCCGTCACATTGCGCTGCAAATGCCCTGACTGCGATAAAGAGAACGAGTTCATCGCAAGGCCTAATTTTGAGGGATACGACATCGACGAACAGGGCTATTTTACTGACCTTGATGGAAGCCGTGTACCGAGCGAGTTCGGCGAGATCCCAGCTCACTTCGGTCGTCGCTGTCAGGGCTGGATCCCGAATGGACATGGCCAGCTCGAGCAGTGCCGATACCGTTGGACGTTTAAGGAGTGCGAAGCATGCGGTGGCGAAAACGACGTCGCGGCGCGATATTGCTCGTCCTGCAAGTCCGAGATCGTCGACCCGAACGAAAAGCTTCACGCCAATTTTAAGGCAATGAAAAAGGATCCTACACGCAGGCAGACCGATAAGGTTCTAGCGTGGAATTGGAAGCCCACAATGTCGCGCGCCGGTCGACCAATGATCAAGGTCGACGTCACCACGGCATACCGGACTTTCTCTTTTTGGGTGCCTGAAAAACCGACGTGGTCGAAGGGCATTCAGGAGCGTGCCCTGTTTGATTCGTTGGGTAATAAACCACCCCAAACGATTACCTATCAGAAGGACCAAAACGGTTGGTTCAAGGTGTACGGATATAACAGGGCAGAAGATGAAGTTCACGCATAACATTAAGGTCTATGGCGACATCGATTTTCGCGGCAATTGCCCGAGCGAGACGCTCGAGCAGGTGACGTTCTTCAACAGGCTGCGGACGTGGTACGGCGACACATGGGGCAGGATAGCCCTGCACCCAAGAAACGAGGGGCAGAGGCACTTCCGGCAGGTCGCGCGGGAGAAGGCAGAGGGAATGACGAAGGGCGCCTCAGACGTCATTATTGTGGGTTCACCGGCATTTGTCTGCGAGATCAAACGTCGCGATCACACCAAATCGGCATGGCAGGACGGGCAACAGGAGTTTCTAAATGCCGCCAAAGAAACGGGGTCGTTCGTCTGCGTCGCGCTCGGGGCGGACGCGGCGTGGGAAGCGTTCGCAGACTATTTGGGACTTCACTACCCGTCCGAGTGATTCGATTGCTGACGTGATGGAGGGGAAGGCGCGCCTTGAAGATCAAGACGATGCGATTCGCTCGGCATGCAGGCTTCCAATTTATCAGGCTGCTTCGGCAATCCTCGAGATCGAATCGAAAGAGGGTCGGGGGGACGCATTATCAATGCATCCTGAAGCAATCCGGCCACACATCGAATGGGAGGTAAGAAGGTTATGGAAAAGACGACGAGGATAGACCCGCCGCTGCCGTTGGATACTCCAAAAGGCAAGGCAATGGCGCATTTTCTGATCGATTACGGGTTCGAACACCATCTGATGTGGGTCTGCTTTCAGGACGAGACGGGAGAGTGTTGGACTTGGAACAACACCCAAATCTGCCTGCAAACCAATATTTCAGCGGGGCGAAAGCCGCCTGAAAAATAATTTTTTATAAATGCATTTTTCTACTTGCATGCTTTTTCGATCTATGATCTAAGAGGGTTGTCAGCAACGTCGCTGACTAGATTTTATAAGGATCACGACAATGACCAATTCGAACCGCACCCTCATCGATCAGCTCATCGA